TAAATGCCTGATTTCCACCTAATGTATTCATTAAATGTTCGTATACTGGAGTTGGGTAAGCTCCCGGGGCGCTAGGTTGTGCTACAATATCAACTGTGATAATTTCAAAACCTTGAACATTACCACTGCCATCTACTTCACCGGAACCTCTACTCGATACACCCAACTTTACTCCCGACTCCAACATGGTCTGAACTAACTGACCCATTGGAGTTGGGATAATTTTAAGTTTTCCGTAGCCGTTAGGACCATCCATCCACATCTTGGTAATCATATGACTAACACGATCTAGATTGATTTTTAAATCCTGAGGATGATCTAACTCTCCGCAAACAGAATATCCGCCAGAGATCTGTTCGTTGAGCGTTTTGACAGCCTTGCCAATCTCTTGAGAAGAATAAATTCGCTGATTCTGATTACGGATATCTCCTTGAATGCAGATACCGTTCAAGTGCAGCGATTTCTTACCGTTCTCTTCTTCGCTCTCCAAGACAATCTTAGCCTGATCGAAACTCAATTGTTCGCTAAGGTTAGTTTTCACCATTATGTCCTATTACCTACGACCACGGAAAAGGCTTGCTTTATCAACTGAACCGGAAGAACCACCTGTGCCGCTAAATTTGCCTTCAGCTTCACCTTTCTTCTCTGCACCATGACCTGGCTCTTTCGTTGAAAAAGCACCACCTGCCTTGCCGCCTGGAACATTGATATTACCTGCATTATCTTCTTTTGGTGTACCTTTGAATAGGCTAGATCCGCCTAGTTGGCCGCCACCTGAACCCACATACTTGGCTGCTTCTTCTTTGCTACCTAGAATGTTGGCTGTTGTACCACCCATGTCATTTTTTCCTGCAACAATAGACTTGGCATTTGTGCTAGAACCTTGGCTTAGTTTGCCTGTGCCTGACAGTGCTCCTTCACCTTGACCTTTCTTTTCTGCGCCGTGGCCGCCTGGAACTTTTTCAACATATTCACGTACTGTGGCTAGATCGAAATCATCTTTCATTTTGCCGTCCATTCCGTCCATGCCGTCCATACCACCTTCTTCGCCACCGCCTAGCTTGTCAAAACGTGCTTGTAGTTCGTCTACAATGCTGTCTAGGTCTTGGAATAATTCTTCTTCGCTGTTTGCGCTTAGGTCTTCATCACCCTCTTCTTCAGGGCCTAGTTCGCCTGCTAGGTCATCACCCATGTCACCTGCTGGGCCGCCAACTTCGTCGTCGCCTTCGTAGGCAATTTCTTCAAATTCTTCGTCCAAGTCGTTTTCTTCATCGACTTCTGATTCTTCTTTGACTTCTGGATCTTCTGGATCTGTTTCTTCATCGTCAGCCATTTCAGCTTCGATTAGATTTTCGTAGATCTCACGAGATTTTCCAACTACGTACTCGTGGAATAATTCTTCTGCTTTAGCTTGATCGTCATTGACCAAACGCTCGAGCATCTGCTCAAGTAGTGATTTTTCTGCCATGTTATATTCTCCTTCAAGATGGTTAGGCTGTGCTTTTATTTAACACTATGATTACAATCTGGGGTTAAATGGTAGTTTTTTGAACAGTTTCTGCTGTATAAGTACAGCCAGGAAAACGACTGTTGAAGTCGTCATAGGTGATGTGCTTGATGTTTTTGATCTGTATGCCCAGTTGATCGGGTACAAAGTCTCCTGGATTGATTACACGATAATATTGAGTATGTCTAAAATCTTTGATAGTTCTTTCGGTCTGACTTAGCCAATTGCCATGGAAGGTGGCTGTGTCGCTGGTTTTTTTATAGTTGTAGGTATCTGCGTACATATTGTTGAATCTACCCTGCAGACCTTGAAAATCGAATCCAAAAATATAAATGTCTCTATGTCCCTGCTCGCTGGCAAACCAAAGAGCTGTAGGACCACTGCTCCACCCCTTGTGTGGATTGAATAGATTGAGATGATGCTTGGTACTAATGCCTTTGTTGGGATTGGTCCATACAGCATGTGTTTTGTTATAACCAGATGCTACTATTTCATTGACCATTTTAACATCTACAGCTATGAGATAGTGCGGTTCAAATTCTCTGTACATGGCATTACAGGCGTAGACTATGCCCTTATCTAGTAAGCTGTTATGGTTTAAACTGCGCCTGCTGGTGCCGTTGCCTAGTACAAATGCAACGTTATTCTGCTGGTTGCTCTGCTTCACCTGCTGGTGCTCCATACATCTGTCTTACAAATTCTAATTCAGAATCACGCTCATAGTCGTGTGCTTCTGCCTGCATGCGCAGTCTATTGATTTGTCTTAGTGTTAGACGAGTTTTTCTAGTGTCACTTCTTTTGAGCACAGAGCTGTCTTTGTTATTTTCATAACGACGATCAACTGCAAAGTCGTTGTTGTTGTCATTGAAATAAAGGAATTCTAGTAGGAGCATATGATATTTATCACTGGGCCGGTGCTTCTGCTGGCGCAGCTTCGCCTTCTGCGCCTGTGTCTACTGGTGCTTCTTCTGGCGCTTCTTCTGCCTGACTTGCTAGATCTGCCTGTGTTCCTGCAGGAGTAATTCCCACAGATCTCATTTGGCCGCCGGCATCTAGCACTGGTTTTAGATTGCCGCCTTGTTCTTCTCTCCACATGCGTTCGTTTTCTGTGATCTCTTCTTGAGTCATGCCCAAGAATCGTTTCATAGCAAACCGTTTGCTGAGATGTGGAATTTCTTGTAGCTGTGCAAATGTAGCTGCACGGGCAGTATCTAGTTCACTTTGACGATAGGCCGCAAAGTTTTGTGGAGGGTTAAACTTTAATTCAAATAGACTTGGGTCAATGTTTACACCATTGCTTTCCATCCATAACTTGAATTCCAAATCAAATGTTTCCACAATACTGTTTTGTAAACGTTCGCAATATTTGTTAAAACGTAATTCTTGAATATAAGCTGTGCCTACCTTTCCGTCAGCAACCGTGTTTGAAGCTTCTTCAATTCCTGTGGGCAAGTAGGCTGCCGGTATTCTCAAAGCACGGAATAACTTGTTGGTAAAAAAGCGTAGATCTGTGATCTCACCAAGATTTGTACCGCCTGCTAGTGTGTCAACTTTTGATCCACGTCCTTCAGCGGTCTGTGGAAAGAAGTAGTCTTCTGAAGCACTTAGAGGATTGTAGCTGGCATCAATAACATTATTGCCGCCACCTGTTGATGACGGAATACGTCTTTGTTGAATTTCGTTTTTAACACGTTCTACAAAGCTCATGGCCATGTGTGCAGGCATATTTCCAACGTCAATATAGAATATACGTCTTTCAGGAGCACGTTGTACACGATAGATAATAATAGCATCTTCAAGCAATTCTTTCTGCTTGTAGACTTTGAATACTGATTCTAATAATGAATTACCAAAAGGATAGTTTGCATCTAGTCCTTCTGATAAACTGATATGAATTACGTTTTTGGCATCAACTGTGACTTCGTTGGTTTGATTGTGAAATCTAGTTCCTGGAGGTTGACTAACATTGCCTACCATGCCTCTACCTTGACTACCGCCTGAATAGCTTGTTGATGTTCCACTTGGACTGGTATTTGTTGTGCCGTGTGGAGTAACTGCAATTAAATTTTTAAAATTAAAATTAATGTCTTTGACTACATATTGTTCTGGAATTTTGCCTTCTGATTCGTTAACAATAATTTTAGTGACCTTGGCTGCATCCACAAACAACCATTTTTTGGTTTCAGGATCACGGATAAAAAATACGTCGCCATACTTGAAAGCGTTTCTAACTATGCGAAAAATTCTAGTTTCAAATTGTTGTTGTTTGGTCCATTTCTGAAGACTTTCTTTTATGAGTTTAACTTCAGTACTAGTGGGATTGCCTCTATAGAAAGTTTGAAAAGGAGTGGCATTTTCTTTGTCTTTCTGTGTGCAGAACTCTGCTAGAATATCTAGGGCGGCGTTGACTTCTGAATCCATATCCATGGTGTCATACTGCATATAACGTTCAATACGATTAGGGGTGCCTGCATAGACATCAGGAAGATAGCTAGAATAATTAGCACGAGCAGGACCTGGACGGCCACCACCAGAGATTGGACTAGACGAACCCATTTGATTGTCTAACTTAACTGGTGTAAAATACTTTTTCCATGACATGGATCAAATTTCCAAAATGTAATTGTTAAGGCACAATCAAACGCAGTTCTGTTGCCATGTTTCAATACGCAATTAACCAGCACTCATAAAGCCATCATTACTCATAGCACGAATACCGCGTAATTGACTGTCATTGACATCTCTAATAGCAGTACTGATTGCAATCAATTGCCCCATCTGTTTATTTAACAAATCCAAGCTGGCCAACACCACATTCTGATTTGATCCACCACCAGCTCCTGCAGCTCCTGTTCCTGGATTAGTTGGAGCAATGGCTCCTGGAGGCACTGCTGCAACAGCAGTGGGGGCGGTTGCCGCAACCACCTGCGTAGCGGTAGGAATTATTGCGGCTGATTGCGCTGTAGTAGGAGTGGTTGCAGCTGATTGCGCTGTAGTGGGGCTACCCGGCGCTGTGCCAGGCGTTCCTAATAATCCTAATATATCTTGTTGTTCTCTTCCGAATCTGTTTACAACTCCGGCTCTTTCATTGGCACTACTTTTGGTAAAGTGTTTCTTTCCACCATCCGCTCCCCTTTCCGCATAAACAGCTTTTACCAATTGTTCGTCTGTCATGCCCGGCTTAAACACGCTGTTAAAGATTCCCATTGCGCCGCCGGCGCCGTGTTGTACAGCGGTACTAAACAACATTTCTTGAAGAGCACGACTACCGCTAATTCTTGATTGTAGACTTTGATCTTTTAGGCCTCTTAGAGCCGTTTGATAGCCTTGTCCTAAAAACTCATTTTCGCTGTTGCCTAACGCACCGCTAGCTGCAACTTCTTTCCACACATCAACTGCTTTACCACTGGTACTACCAGTGTCCTTTTCTATTCCTGCATCACGTAATTTTTTAGCAACATCTCCTTTTCCTGTCTTTTCAAGGAACTTAAGATAGTCGGTCATAGCACCGGCTCTGGATGAAATTTGTTTTTTACCGTAGCTAGTACCACCGCTTTTGTCCCAACCAACTGTGCCGCTGCCTCTTCCAGCTGACTCATATTTTTCTGCTACTGCACCTAGACCAGTACCAATTGCAGATGAAGATGAGCTGCCACCTGGTTGACCGCTCGGCGGTGCTATTTGCGGAGCTCCGGCACCTCCATTACGTTGATTTCGGAATGAGTCATACAATTGTTGAGGACTATTGAAATTCAACTCTGGTTGTTTTTCGGTTGTTGTTTTAGCTGCTTCTTCTGCTTTTTTTACAGCATCGAGTTCGGCTTTCTTTGCAGCATCTAATGCTTTGGTAGTAGCTGTTAGGCCTTCTTGTACTTTTTTACCATTTGCTGCCAATCTTGCTTCAATCTCACGTTTTTCCTTATCCAGTGCTCGTTGTGCCTGTTGTGTGGCTGCAGAAAATCTTGCCTGCTGATTCGCTTTGATAGCAAGCGCCAACGCTTCTTTTTTAACACGTAATTCTTCTTTGAGCTGGTCCTGCAGTTTTTTTGAATCGTCTAGCGACGCCTGCTGGTCTTCGGCAATCTTGCGCAGAGCTTCTGGATCTTGGGCAGTGGAACCAGTCTTGGCTGCTAGATGCGCTGTTTCTAAGGCTATTCTCTCGCTTCTCGCTTGATTAGCCATATTACTAAGGCCAATAAAACTTCCTACATTTTCTATTGTTCTAGCCAGACTAGATTCCGCTTTCTCGATCAGGTTAAATTGTTGCCAATTTTTGTCATCTTGCGCTTCATCAATTTCTTTTCCACCAACACCTAGCGCACCTGCCGCAGCGTCCACACCGTAGCCCACGGCACCTGCTACAATCGCAGGTAATGCAACACCCTTCAGCAGATTGGTTGCACCTCCTGCAGTTGGAGTTGGTACTCTGCCACCACCTGATGGAGTTGGTACTCTGCCACCACCTGATGGAGTTGGTACTCTGCCACCTCTACCTCTTCCCCTTCCTCTTCCCCTTCCTCTTCCCCTTCCTCTTCCACCACCTTCTTCTTTCACATACATCGGATTACCGGGGGTACCGCGTAGTGAAGCCTTGAACTCTTTCACAGCCAAATAGGCTTTAAAGGCCAGTGCAGCCCCTTTTAAAACTGCCAGGCCAATTATCACTTCTTCAATGTATTCCAACATAAACTTAAACACAGGCACGATGTATGCTTCAGTGAAATCTGCAAGTTTTCTAAATGCTGACTCTAGTTCAGGCATAAACTGTGCCGCCATCTTTGTGAGTCGATTATTGATTTCGGCTATCAGTGTTTGAAATTGTTGCAGTTGAGATGGATCTAATCCGTCCTTTATCCCTGCTTCCCTCTTTGCAGCAGCAGCAGCTTCTGCTTCTTGGCGTTTTTTTGTAATTTCAGTGAAGGAGCCACTTTGTGCAGCTAGGTCAGACATACTTAGTATTATACCTTGCTGTATTGAATCACCCACATTGGCAAATAATTTTCCTGAGGGTGATTTTATTATTGCTTGTGCTTCTGCTCTCTGTACATCGTATACGTTTTGAGCTGTTTTTGCGGTCAGCGTTCCCGTACGCTCCATTTCTGCATATGCCTGATTTGCTGCTCCTGCACTTTGCTGAGCCATCATTATATAATTTGTACCTGCGGCAGAAGTGGCACCACCAAAGGCGATTATTTCTTTTAATCCGGCCTGCAGATGTTTTGGTGTCGACAGCATTAATGCATTAAGTTGTTCTTGTCCTTTAGCATCCAAGCTATTCAGTTTAATTCTATAGGCTGCATCCGCCATCAATGCATCTTGTTCTGCTTTCAGTGCGTCCTTACTTTTACCGGTCAATTTAGATAAAGCATCCATATTTTTAAGGTAATCGGCACTGCCTTGTACTAATTCTGCATTTGTTTTTCCTTCAAGCTGGCCAGTCTTGGCCAAGATACCTGCATATCTAGCCATACCACCGTTTATGTCTTCAGTGGTATAGCCCAGTCTAGCTAGATCAGCGGATAAGGGACTTTTTCGAATCTTGGCTCCAAGTTCGGCTAAGCGTTTAGCACCATCTCCTGCTCCTTGTCCTAACATGGCAATGTTTTCACCATTTTTTGCAATCACTGAAGAAAATTGATCAAAGGTCAAGCCGGCACTAGTGGCAGAATCTATCATGTCATTGATACTGCCTCCAAAATTTGCACCAACACTAGATGCCTGTTGAAATGCTTTATAAGTACGTTCACCTGCTTGTGCCACCGTACCAAACACTGAGGCTAATGCTCCTCCTACTAACGGAATACCTGACATGGCACTGGCAGCTGAAGTAAAACTTGAATTTAAATTTGAAAATGTGCTTATGGTTCTAGATAGTGATGTTATTCCTCGTTCAAGTCCGTTGGCAAATGCATCTGTAGCAGAAATAGCCATTTGCAGACTTTTTATTTGTTGCTGTTCTAGATCCGCAGCTTTTTTACGGGCCTTGGCTTCGGCATCAGCATCTGCTAGTTTTTTCTTTGCAGATTTACTCAGTTCGTCATTGGCTTTAGTTACAGCTTTAGCTGATCCTGCCAGTCTGGTCAGTTCTTTTTCTAGTTCTTTTTGTGTGGCATTGTCTTTTTTGGTACCTTTGTTCTGCATGGCCACCTGCGCCAGCATGGCCGCAAGAAGTTGTTTTAACGTAGCTTCTGTAGCTGCATTATTAAGTTGAATTGGTTGCCCGCCAAGATCGCCGAAGACTTCTGCCATTTATTGTAAACCCCAAAAACTACGTATATAAATACAATGTAGATAAAGTATTTATCGGAGAAAAAAAATGCCTGATCAAACCATTCCGCAACCAATGAGGAAAACAGTTCACAACCCTCTGGCCAACTATTTTAGACAACCAAAATTGTATTTGAAATTACCCAGTAAGGGAAAGTTTTATCCAGAAGGCTCGTTGGATATCAGCGAAACTGAAGAATATCCTGTGTTTGCCATGACAGCCAAAGACGAATTAATGTTCAAAACTCCTGACGCATTAATGAATGGTGCTGCCACTGTAGAAGTAATAAAAAGCTGCGTACCAGCTATAAAAAATCCTTGGCTGATGCCTAGTATAGATATGGATCCGGTGCTGATTGCCATTCGTATTGCCACCTATGGTGAAAGAATGGAAGTAAAGAGTTCTTGTCCTGCTTGTGATCACCGTAATGAGTACGATATAAATTTATTGTCATTCCTAGACAAAGTAGGCGATTTTGTATACAATGACACACTTGCTGTGAGTGAATTGAAATTAAATATTCGACCCTATACCTACAAAGAACTTACAAAAATTGCTATTAAAACATTCGAACAGCAGAAATTAATTGCCATTGTCAATGACAACGAGTTATCAGACGAAGAAAAAGTAGCAAAATTTGGAGAAAGTTTTGTAAATCTCACAGGCATGACTGTAGATGTAGTGGTTAACTGTATTGACAGCATTGAAACTCCAGATGGTACAGTTACTGATAAAGCCATGTTGAAAGAATTTATGGAAAACACTTCAAGTGAAATTTTCAATCTAGTAAATGATCAAATCAAAGAAATGAAAGATATTATGGCGCTGAAAGCAGAAGGAGTAGAGTGTGAAGAATGCCAGCACAAATTCACATTAGAAATTGCTATGGATCAAACAAATTTTTTCGTGGTAGGATCTTAACACTTCCTCAGCCGGAGATTCTACTGTATATTGCGGAGCTGGAAAAAGAGGCTAGAGAATTAAAAAAAGACATATTAAAAATATGTTGGTACATGCGAGGCATGAGTTATGACGAAGCCATGGCTTTGAGTTGGGAAGAACGTTCGATCATTAGTGAAATTATCAAAGACAATTTAGAAACTACAAAGAAAAGCGGATTACCGTTCTTCTAATAAAAAAGGACTCCTAGGAGTCCTTTTTGTTTATTAACGCTTTCTAACCAAATTAAAACCTTCTGCCATCATTGGCCTAGTTCTAATAATGCTGTCACTAGTTACTCCCATAATTCTTTCACGGTCAGCATCAATTTCTGCTTGAGTTGGAGCTGCTTTTGTTCTTGATTTTTTTGTAGTAGCTGCTGGTTCAGCAGCTGACACTTCTCCAGCAGCTGGTTGTTGTAATGCTCTTGGTTTTCTTAAAACTTTTCCTGGCGCTGCCGGGACCGATGCTGGTTTAGTAGTTGTTGCTGTTGGTGCTGCTGCGGGTTTTGCTGGCGCAACACCTGCGGTAGATTTAGCAGGTGTAGGCTTAGGAGTTGCAGGCACTGTGCCAACTTCTTTCTGCAACAACTGTAGAATACGTTGTTTACCTTTCTTGTCAAGTTTATCAATATTTGCTTTAACTTGAGCATACTGTGTACCACCGCTAACTGCTGCATTGTCGGTTGGTTGTCCTGCGGCGGCCCCAGATAATTTTCCAAATGCTGATGTCGATTTATTCTGAGCGGGTGCTTTGTTATTTGTAGATTGTGGAGGCTGTGTTGTTTGAGCAGTGCTGCCACCTGTTGCAGGTGCAGGAGAATCTTGTGCCGTTTGAGCAGTGCTACCACCTGTGGCTGCTGTAGCCTTTGAACCAGGCATTGTGTCTCTTACTTTTTGTAATATATTTCTATTATCTGCTGCTGGATCTGCATTATCGCCAGCGCCGCCTACAGTGGCTTTACCTGCTTGAAATCCTTTTTTTACAGCAGACCCAAGGCCAGCTACTCCACCCGCTACTGCGCCAACACCTTTGGCTACTGCGCCAACACCTTTGCCCACAGCAGAGCCAATTTTATTTAAAATTGGACCTTCATCTAACTGTTGACTTTCCACGAGGAGTTCAGAGATTTTCATTTTAAGCAGTTCCTAATTGTTTTTGTAGATAAGCCGAAAGACGCTGTTTGCCTTTCATGTCTAGTTTTGCTAAATCTGTTTTAACTTGTGCATACAAAGATGTGGCTGCAACACCACTCTTGATTTTTAAAGATTTATATACGCCGTCTACTATTGCAGCATCAACACCTTGAGTGGTTAAAAACTTTTTAAGTTCTTCACTGTCAACGGGTGCGCCTGCCTTTTGCCAAGCAGAATTTAATTTGTCAGCAGTAATCTTAGTTGTTAGATTGGTGCCAACTGTGCGAGCCTTGTTCATGACCTTGCCAGCCAGACCCTTGATAGCATCCGCTGGCCCTTCGTTGAGTTGCGATTCGGTGATTCGTTTAAACACCAGATACACTTGTCCTTCACTTAAGGGACGTTGATGATGTTGTATAGATTCTTTTTTAGCAGGAGCACCTTTAACTCCTGCGGCAGCTACTGCACCCTGTGCAGCCGCTCCAAGATATTTAGTAGCTTCTTGAGCAGCTTGTGCTGCCTGACTGATCATAGTTCTACTAGCTTGATCAGACGCAATCTGCGCTATGTATTCTTTATCGTTGAATGTGTCAGCAATCAAGCCTTCCAGTGATTTCCAAGTGGCTGCACTCTGCTCATAGTCTCCGGCTTTCCAATATTGCCCAGCTTCGCCAAACAATTTTTTAGCTGTGTTAATGTCTTCAGGTCTACCAACTAGTCCTTTAATTTCAAAATTAGCCCAGCGAGTACCTAGTTCACCGCCAACTTCATCAAAGACCTGAGTCATGTTTAAACGAAGTGCGTTTGGAAACAGATTATCTTTAACTACCTG